ATTAAAGAGAGGTTCTAAAAAAAAATAGGACCTCTTTTTTTTTGCTATCTTTGTAAAAAGAATTAATTATGCCAATAAACGAAGTACGAAATACCGTATTAGCGATAGTCAATAAAAACAACTACGGATATATATCACCACAAGATTTTAATTTGTACTGCCAGCAGGCTCAGATGTCTATTTTTGAAGACTATTTTTATGCGTACAATGATCAGTTGTCAAAAGAAAATCAAAGAGTTTCTGGAAGCGGATACGCTGATCTTACTAAGGGTTTAGTAGAAGTAATAGATAGTTTTTCAGCAACTGAAACTTTAACGTCACCTGGAATAAATTTATTTAATCTACCTTCTAATTATTATTTAATTAATAAGATTAACTACTACCCTACGGTAAGCACTTCAGGAACAACAACGGCAGCAGCAGCGTTAACTTTAACGGACGCTACAGCAACTTTTACAACTACCGTAACAGCTGGGCAGCTTGTTTCCTCTACATCGACTACAAGCACTACCGCTGGTCAAACAGCCTATGTTGTTAGCGTTGATACTAACACTCAATTAACCTTGTCTGTTGATATATTTGGAGCAGCACAAACAATTGGGAATAGTTACGCAATTGTAAATAATAAAGGTATTGTAGAAGTAGAAAGAGTAAATCAGAGTAAAATATTTTATTTAAATTCTTCACCACTTACATCACCATCCACAGGTTATCCTGCGTATGTTTTAGGCAACGCTACCGCAACAATTTCTGGAAACATAATAAACGTATACCCAGATACATTGACAACACCTGGAACAATAATGGCTCAGTACATAAGGTATCCTCGTGATCCCAAATGGACTTATATTGAAATAACAGCAGGGGAACCTGTATTTAATGCTTCACAAAATGATTATCAAGATTTTGAATTACCTTTATCTGATGAGCCAGCGTTGATAGCAAAGATATGTAAGTACGTAGGAGTGGAGATTAGGGAATCAGATGTATATCAATTTGGAGTAGCAGAATTGCAAGCAGAACAACAAACACAAGGATAGATGGCATATATAAACGATTACGCATATTACCAAAACTCAGGCACAAACCCAACAGATTCAAACTGGGGTTCATATCAATATATATCTTTGGCAGACATAGTTAATAATTTTATGTTAATGTATCAGGGAAATCATGAATTAATAAATAACATTGAACGTTATCAAATATTATTTCATGCCAAAAGAGGAATTCAAGAATTAAACTACGATGCTATGAAGGAGATAAAAATCCTTCAATTAGATGTTACACTGCAACTTAGGTTTATACTTCCTCAAGACTATGTAAATTGGGTAAGAATTTCTGTAAACGAAAACGGAGTCTTAAAACCTTTAACGGAAAATATTCAAACTAATTGGTCTTCAGCTTATCTTCAAGATCAAGATGCTAATATATTATTTGATCAAGATGGAAATGTTTTAAGGCCAGAAAACTCAGAGCTTGATTTAGAAAGGATTAGAGGCAATGGAAAGAGTATTTATTTAAATGCAGGTAATTCATTTGATGGATCAGAAGGTTACTGCTGTGATGGCAACTGGTATTTTGATTATTCTGTAGGCGCTCGATTTGGATTAAATACTGAAACCGCTAATGCTAATCCTACGTTTACTATTGATAAGCAGTCTGGAGTTATTAACTTCAGCAATATCTCTAATGCTGCTTCTGTGGTTTTGGAATATGTTTCTGATGGTATGGAAGGCGGTGTAGATGCTAATGTTCAATTAAATAAATTGTTTGAAGAGTATATTTACGCTTATGTAAAATATTCAATTTTAAACGGTAGACTATCAGTTCAAGAATACGTAGTTAATAGAGCAAGAAAAGATAAATCATCTTTACTAAGAAACGCTAAAATTAGATTAAGTAATATGCACCCTGGCAGACTCTTGATGAATATGAGAGGTCAGAATAAATGGATAAAATAATATGCCAATAGTTACAACAAATTTTATTGCAGGTAGAATGAATAAGTCTGTGGATGAAAGACTTCTTCCCCCAGGTGAATATATTGACGCGCTAAATGTAAGGTTGGGTTCAACTGAAACTACTGAAATAGGCGCTGTTGAAAACGCTAAAGGAAATTCAAGATTAACGTATTTAGCTTACGCTGGTGAACCATTAAGTATTAATGCTACTTGTATTGGGGCTTATGAAGACGGTGTTAGGGAAACAATTTATTGGTTTATTCATGACGCTACAAATCTTGAATCTCTTAGTGGAATTGTAGATATGGTTGTTTCTTATAATACTACCAGTCAGGTAACTAACTATCACTTAGTTACTGAGGACCTTTTAAATTTTGATCCTAAACATTTAATAACTGGAATAAACTTACTTGATGATTTATTATTTTGGACAGACGACATTAACCCTCCAAGATTTATAAATATTGACAGAAATTACCCTTTACCAATTGCCAATGTTGATCAGATTATAGAGGAAGATATTAGTGTAATTGTTAAAATCCCTGGTTTTGAAAATATAGTAAACAATAATGTTCCTTTAGCCGTTCCTAAAATCACCTTATTAAACGTCCCTGGTGGAGAAAATTATATTGAAAATAAATTTCTTTGCTTTGCTTATAGGTATCGATATTTGGATGGGCAATATAGCGCCACATCTTTATTTAGTTTACCTGCATTTGCAACAAGCCCTTTTAGGTTTGATACCAAAAATTACAATAATCAAGGAATGTTAAATTTATACAATGGTATAAATATTGAATACTCAACAGGTAGTAGCAGGGTTGTACAAATAGATTTACTTTTTAAGGAAAGTAATTCAAATAATATAAATGTAATTGAACGATTTGTAAAAAAAGATTATGGTTGGCCAGATAATACTGTTCAGTCATACGTTTTTACGAACAGTAAAATTTACACAGTTATAGGGGCTGATGAATTACTTCGTCAATACGATAATGTTCCAAGGTTTGCAAAAGCGCAAATTATTCAAGGTAACAGATTAATGTATGGTAATTATGTTGATGGTTATAATTTTACTAGTGGTAATTCAGGTGGTACTAATATTGCTTTAAACTATACCACAAGTATAATAAACACCTTTATTTCTTCTCAGGAATTGCCTTTTGCTAATTTAAACTCAGGTCTTAGTTATACTATTGACCCAGCAGACACTAAAACTTATGATAACAATAAAGTTACTTTTGATTTATCAGGAATGGTTGGTAAGTTTAAAAAAGGTGCTTTTTTAAGTTTTTCATTTAATCTTGAGAATCAAGTTACGGTAGTCGGATCAGGTCAGTCTACAAATCCTGCCTGGATAGCAAATGATCAATTTAAAAATATTCCATTTACAATAGATGTAAATATAACTTTAGATGCAGACTATAACTCAGCATACGATTTCCTTAGCAGCCCACTATTTGAAAACGCTATAGGGACTATACTAAACACAAACTTTAGACCTATTGCAGACTCAGCAAACGGAAATTCTTTGACTGATTATTTCAATAATGAATTGTCATCTCCTGCGGTTTCTTATGTTTTTAATAAAATTAATAGCAGCATAACAAGTTCTACTGTTCAGCAGGGGTTTTTAATTTCTGGTGTTTCTCCTGGGGTAAATACTTTTAGTTTACAGACTATTGCGATGCAGTACAAGGAAACTAATAACTCACCAAATACAGATATTTACGAATACTTTAGATTTATTAGCGCTGAGGCTGGGTTTAGCTCAACAACAGATACAGGTAGCTTACATAGTAATAGAGATTTTGAAACAGGAATTGTTTATAGTGACGGTTACGGAAGGTCATCTACTGTTTTAGTTTCAGAAAGGAATACTGTTTACGTAGAGCCTGGAGATAGTGATAAACAAAACAATATACAGGTAGCTATTAGTTCTTTAGCGCCTTACTGGGCTGAAAGATATAAGTTTGTAGTTAAACCAAGTTTAGGAAACTATGAAACTATATTTTCTAATTTTTACTACATACGACCAAGTGATAATATGGTTTTCTTTAAATTAGAAGGAGACAATGCAAATAAAGTTTCTAAGGGCCAAACGTTAATCGTAAAGGCGGATGTTTCGGGTCCAGTTTCTAGACTTGTAACTGTTGAAGTTTTAGATATAAGTGCTGAAAGCAGTGATTTTTTAGCTATAGATACTGAGTTAGGTATTGGTTCAAATCAACTTTCAGGTCTTTATATGCAAATGAAAAATCAAAATTTTGATATATCTATACCTGAAGATTCTCTTATTGAATATGGAGATATAGAGTATAGATCCTCAAAAAGAGGTTGTACAAATAATAGAAAAATTGCCTACCCTTGTTTTACTCAGGATGTAAAAGGCGTTGGTTCTGATGTAACAAACTACGATGTTCCTGCT